TTAGGGAGCAGCGGGAATATCGCCGGCTACAAGTTTATCACCCTTAGTGTCGTCAGTGGAGCCGATAATAGAGTCATCTGAAGTAACATCATAAAGAATGTCGCCGGGAGTGGACTTAGCAGCAGCACCATAAGACTGGTTGTTAGCGCCGGCAGTGCTACCCCACAACACGTTTGCTGAGGGTGAAAAGTCTGCGTTATCGTAAGCTTTGTCGTTTACAGCCTGAGCATCAGGATACTGAGCATAGTCTGTGTAGAAACCTTCCCAGGCAGTCTGAAGGTTTTTAAGGTCGGAGTTAGCTGCAGAGTTATAAGCTCTTGTACGGTACTTGGAGAACTGAGGGATAGCAATTGCGGCAAGTATACCAATGATCGCTACAACCACAAGAAGTTCAATGAGCGTAAAGCCTTTTTTGTTTGTCCTCATCATAAGGAACCTCCTAAAGATATTCGTCTAGTATTTTTTTAGCACGATAAATGCGCTTTCTTAAAAAAGAGTAACTTCTCTACTTTTACTCTAACATAACTCTAAGCCCTTCGCACAGCTTATTCAAGGTAATTTTAACCAAGCGTGCTACACTGCTCTGTATCCCTTGCATATCAGGGGTTTGAGTGCCATAAAAATTTATGTTAATTTCTTGTGGTAATTGAATAAATATTATTTCCTGCATATATTGACTAACTTTCCGGTTTACAGTCTAAATGTAACATTGTTGTCATTCGAATAGGTATTTAGCGCTCTCAAGTTTTACAGTTAATATGTATGTTATTATAGCATACGTTTTATCTAAGCATATATAATTAGAGATAAGTTGCTTTTTCTTGACAGTGTTATAAGAGGAACATAGAATGCTTTTCCTTGGAGCCGAAGTGGCGGAATTGGTAGACGCGACGGACTCAAAATCCGTTAGTAGCAATACTGTGGGGGTTCGATTCCCCCCTTCGGCATTAGTAATTTAAAGAACATGACATTACACTTGCACACATGATTTACACTCGTATTACACTTAAATATCGTGCCGCTGGAATGATGTAGCGAACGAGTAGAGTATACATAGCTCGTCGTATGAGCATGCCTCAAGGGGAGGGTAAAGCTCACCTGACTCTCTCTGCCAGAACTCGCGAAGCCAGAGTTCTGAGCGGCCGATTTTGTCCAGGTGTGCCCTGATATCATCTATGATTCGCTGGGCTTTACTACACCTTGATGTGTTAGCATAGATATTAATTGTGATATTCCCCTTGCTTGTGATGTTATTGTCATTGAATATACGCACTATTGTATTGATGCTGTCAGCGTTCATTTGCGACCCTCCAGATATAGTTTACAAGCATCTAACTCCTTTATGTAAATACCTGAAAGAAGTCAGTATTGAAATACTGCTGTATTTGAGTAAAGGAGTTTCGGAAGTTTGCCGCCGATCTGGTGCTGAGCCGCCTCGTGAAGTATTCTTGACATGAATAATTATTTCCGCATATACTGAGGGTGACAAAAACCTTCACGTAGGCGGATGCCGTTTCCGTTCCTTACGGCAGCTCAAAACGACATTTGCCAAGTTACCCCTGATTAAAATCAGGGTTAAAGATGCTCCGGTGTCCCGTGTCCGTAAGGTTCGGGGTGGCTATTCCTACGTGAGGCCATTGTCAACACCGGGGCTTTTTCTGTCTGACAAGCAGATGAGCCTCCGGATTAAATCACGTAGGAGGCTCAATATGAGAGAATCCAGCCCTATCACCGTATCATACGGAAGTATCGACCTTAACGTTATCAAAGATCAGCAGCATACGTACCTGATGCCAACTAAAGAAGTGGCTAAAGGTTATGGGGTAGCCCCTAGCAATATTCGAAACCAAAAGATCCGCCACAAAGATGAATTAACTGAAGGTATCCATTTTATATCTTGCGCAACAAAATCAAACGCAGGAAAGATACCTTCAAGAAAGTTCACCTACTGGACAAAACTCGGCGTAATCTATCTCGGCTTTTTCATCAAGTCTGAACGTGCGAAAGAGTTCCGCAAGTTTGCCGCCGATCTGGTGCTGAACAAGCTGGAATCGAAGAATAAAGATGAATTTGTTATTAGGCGGGGGCAGAGTGCTGTGGATGCTTTTCTGGAGAGCTGCCATCCCGGCATGAGGGAATACATGGAGCCCATCCTGAGACGAGATGATGCCCCCATTTCCGAAGAGATGCGAGGTCCTCTGCCCGATGCGCCGAAACCCGACTACAGCAAGTATCTCGGACAGTCCCCCGAAAGGCTGCGCAAGCTCCATTACTTCATCGACCAGTGCACATCTCCCCACCTGAGAGACAAAATAATTAACAAAATATACTCGGACATCGCTGACGCATACGGACGGAAGGAGGGCGAAGAGATTCTTACCCTTGCAGAGGCGGCGGAGGCCACAGGGAAGAGCATGGCGGAGCTCCTCAGGGAGGTTTCCTTCGGCAGGCTAAAACCAATGGTGACAACAGACGACGGGCTCATCCTGCTGTTTAAGAGTGACCTCTTAGGCTGAAGTATAGAGATAGAAGGCTCCTTATAAGGGAGCCTTCTTTGTCTCCGGATACCTGTTGACATATAACCTGTATGGTTATAGTTTTACTTATGATAGTCAATTTTGCCGATAAAGAAACAAGGAAGCTCTATGTTGACGGTTACAGCAAGAAGTTTCCTCAGGAGATTATACGAAAGGCACTGCTCCTGCTTGACCTTTTAGATGAGACATCTGTGGTGGAAGACCTTGGCGCCCTGGGAGGGCGAAGGCTTCATAAGCTGTCGGGGGAGCTTCAGGGTTTCTGGAGCATAAGTATAAATAAAAAGTGGCGGATTATATTCCGCTTTGAGGACGAGAACGCCCTGGATGTAAGGATAATTGACTATCATTAGGAGGCTGATATGGAGCGTATAAAAGTGAATAGAACCAAAAGCCACCCCGGCGAAATCTTGAAAGAGCTGTATATAGATGAAACAGAAGGGCTGTCGCAGAAAAAACTTGCAGAATCCATAGGCGTTTCATTCCGCACTGTTAACCAGATATGCAACATGCGCAGAGGGATAACCCCCGAAGTGGCTGTAAGGCTTGCAAAGTATTTCAGTACAAGCCCTGAGCTATGGCTTAACCTCCAGATGTCTTATGATCTTCAGAAGGCGCAACGCTCAGTCGACACAAGTCATATAAAGCCGGCAGCGGTTTAGCCTTCCCTGATGGATACCTATCTTGCTAATTAAGCCGCTGTTCTCTCCGCAACCGTTCTCTGTACTCCGGCGGGAAGTGTGCACGCATGCGCTCGCCAAGATACGATGCTTTGCAGTGCTCATCCTGCCAGAAGAACAGACCGTCTATGAAAAGGCGGAGGAGGCCCCAGCCGGGGCGGCGGCGGAGACGCCAGGAGCGGGCAGAGATTGTTTCGTCTGCGAAGCCGCCGGGGATGAGCGTGTTGATGAACTGATCGAGAGCGATGAGCGTCTGCTTCATCGCTAACGCCTCGCGCTGTGCACGATGAGAGCGCCAAAGGGCCAGCCGGCGACTGCCGGCATAAGAACCCACCCCCAACAGAGCGGCAGCGTGCCGGCAAGTTTAAAGCCGGCAAATACTGCGCTCAGGAGCACTGACAACATAAAAGCGAAGACGATAAGAACCCGCATAGTTACCGCCTCCTTCCGACCAAGACAGCGACGCCGAAGTACAGCACGAGCAGAAAGAATGCCGATAAAAAGGGCATAAGAACCCAGGCCCAGCCGGCGGCGATAACACCGGTTGTTTTGAGCACAGCCAGGGCGACAGAAACAAGAAGCGCAGCACCGGCGATAAAGATAAGAACAGGTATCATTACATTGACATTCATTATTATATTACTCCTTTTTTGAGCCGCTCAGAACCTCTCAGCGAAGAGCTGAGCGGGCGTGATATTAGACTACTACGTATACAGAGAAGCCTTCAAACGAGAGCTGTTGAGACGCCGGAAGCCGCTCGTTTATCCCTGCTTCTGTAATTTCGTAGTGCCCTGATGAGTCGAAAGGTATCGTCACTTGTCCCGTCCCGGCAGAAATACTGACAAGCGCAAACATCTCCCTGCCGTCTTTAGTCCGCACCGGCATCCGAAAAGTGCCGGAGAAGTTTGTGTAGAGAGCCCCGGACAGCTGTATTTCGACACCTGCAGTGACAGAATGCCCCTGTAAAATAGTGATTTCTCCCTCTTCCACCTGAGCGCTTGAATCATCAGAACTGACAGAAGTTACAACAAGCGCCGGCCTGGGCTGAGGCGTACGAGCCGCAATCCAGTCCTCAGCGAAGGATTGGGCAGATGCCGCATCTGCGAAAAAATCACCGGTCCCAGGGTCCTTAGGTATAACCGCTTCAACTGCGCCTGATATGTGTATCTGATTTTGAGCATCAATTGTATATGTGTACATTATGCGACCTCCATTACTAATATATTTCGCTCAGAATCGTGTTCGTAGAATGAGCCTGAGCTGTCTGTCATATATATACGATCAGCGATAACTGCAGCTGCATGCTCTGTGCCGGCGCTCACTAGACTTGAGGCCTTTATCCATCGATCTCCAGCCGGGTCATACTCATAGACATCAGATGTGCTTACACCGCCGATCGCAATTAATTTACCGGATACGGCAACAAGCGCATGCTGGTATTTTGCTCCCGGCATCGCAGATACTGTTTCATAAGTGTCCGATGTGGGGGCATATCTCCAGACGTAAGCATATAAGCTCGAATTACTCGACCCTTCGCCTCCGACGATATATATATCGTCTCCGATTGAGACGGCGGCAGAATAACGTATATCACTACTAATCGGGAGCGGAGCGATAGCTGACGATGTGTCAGTAGTCGGGTCGTAGACAGTATTGTTAATATCCTCTGCATCAAGATGATAGTGTCCGAACAGATATAGTCTGCCGTCACTACCAGCTGCCATAGTATGCTCCATACGCATTTTGTCGAGAGCTGTAGAGTTGATAGTCCAGGTGTCTGTCGATGTATCATAGATACGCATTGCATTTCTGTCATCGAAGCCGCCTGAGACGTATATCTTATCACCAAGGGCACAGGCAGCACAGCCATCGCTGGGAGATGGCATGCTTGCTCTAATTGCCCAAACCCCAGTTTGTGGGTCGTATTCTTCAAGATCGCCGGTCGCCTGCCTGATGTGATAATACTTATCATTGACAGATGCGGCGAGGGGGTGAGGTGCAGTCGTCGGCACAGAGCCGTTCTTCTGCCATGCGTAATTGTGCAGATTTCCTGCTGAGAGACCAAGAGTAGATAGATCAAAAAGTATATGCTTTACCGGGTCGTAATCTTTTTTCTTGATATATCTGAAAGTTCCGCCGCCGGCGGGTGCTTTTATTATACTCATTATGACATCTCCAGGCCGCACAAGGTGACAGATATAGTATCTGTACTAGCATGCACGACAACGCTGTCCCCCGAGCCGAGACATACTCTTGAAATGCCGTTTAACTCAGATGCCGGCTCACTGTAAGCTATCCAGTGCTTATCGCTCAATAACTCACCCGACGGTACAAGCGCAATAGATACAGTCCCGCCTCCGTCGGTCGTTATTACAAAGATATCACCCTGCGCTTTATTTCCAGCCGGTACCGTATAAAGCGTTGTGTCAGTATCCGCCGCCGGACGGACTTGTCCTAATATTTTTTCCATCATCTACCTCCTGCGTAAAATATACGGCTTATCAGTTCATTATCTCTGTTATCAACATACTCGACAGTCGCAAAGATCGCAGACGGGTCGATATTGAGCGTGATATTCGATGTATTGCTAACTTCGATTATCATCTTTATGTGCAGGTCTTTACCGCTGTTTTCATCAAGCGTCGGCTTGTAAGTTTCGGGGTACTTGCCGACGGCGAGCATATCCCCGGCATCATCAAATATGGCCGCCTCCCGGACGGTAAAGCCGCCCGTCCCGGCGGGGACTACAAGCTCTGCGATAAGCCAGGACGGGTTCTCAGCATCGACTGTGAGCAACGCTGTGCCTCTGTGTACTTCATTGACAAGAGCTGTCTGCGTCTCTGCAGGCTCGTAGTAGCTTCCGCCCCCATCGCCGAGGGCGAGCTCTGTGATGACGACTGAGCCCCCGGTGGCGTGGGCGTTTGTTATCTTAGCCCGGCCGACATCTGTTAAAATCGTGTAGTATGACATATTATCCTCCCGGCGGGTAAACCGCTGTTGTTTCTGTGCTTATAAATTCTGCGCCAAAATAAAGCGGGCTCTGAACGCTTTTGCCGGCAGCGATCCATGGCCAGACTGTTACAGCCTCCCCGCCGATGAGCGCACTACCGAAGAATGCAGATGAGCGGGATGTGACGTAGACAAGCACTGTGTACCAACTGCGGACGTTCTTAAGCGCCGTGATGAGCTCATCGAGCTTTGCGTCCAGCTCCTCGGTGTACGGCCTGTCGCTGACGTCTATATGCACTCTGAATGTGTACGGCTCTCCGTCGTAATCGAACCATTCTTCTATCCGCCCCTCGAGACCGAGGATCTCGAGGACACGCCGGACAGCGTATGGTGTCCCCTTGTGTCGGTGCAGCTCGATTGCTTCTTTGATGAGCCTGCGCTTCGGCTCGACATCGAGGGCGAGGGACCAGCCTTCGGGGCCGGACAGATTAAACTGCCACGCAAGATAGTCGAGGACCTCTTCTGATAGACTGTCAATTGCCGGATAGATGCTGACAGCAGAGATATCCGCCCCCGTCTGTTTCAAGAGCCGCTCAACGGCAGAGGCGGCGGCGCTTACTCTTCCGTCACGGCGAATAGAGCCGGGGAGAAGGGAGAGGAGGCTCACTTCAGTGTGTCGTTTACTCATCTTCGTAGCCCCCAAAAGCTACCGTACGTGTGCCGAGCTGGGCTACCTGCTCAGCTGTGAGAATCGCAAATACAGGCGATGTTACCTCGACACGCTTAACGCCGGCGGAATAGAGCCGGTATATCAGTTCAGTGGGGTTGATATCTCGTCCGAGCTTCTCTGATTGATTCTCAACGTATTTGTCTACCGCTTTTTCAACGGCGGCTGTGATGCTTTCTGTGAGCCCTGCTTTTGAGGTCTCTATATAGTATGTGACATCGATATCGTAGTTCACGGCTGTCGGCGTAAGCACAGATACACTGTCTGTCAGGGGGCGGGCTTTCTCGCCGGAGAGGAGGTCCTCAACGGCGGAGATAACAGCCGCATCGGGCAGTTCGCCGCCGGCTTTTAGGGGATAAACGTTGATCACCCCGGGGGAAGGGGATGTGACAGAAACATCAACAATATCGGGGTGTGCAGATTTTGCATAATATACGTATGCGCCGGTAGGGCCGGCGTTGCTGAACTGCTCGGGGGCGATGCGTATTCTGTCACGCAGATGCTCATCTGTCTCTGCGTCCGCTCCGCCCAGGCTAGTTGTCGTGTTCACTGCCGAGGCAACGTATGCCACGGGATCGACAAGCAGAGCTATCTGTCCGGCTGAGAAGCCGTTATACGCACTGCCGGGCATCTGACAGCGGCAGCGGAGTGTGACAGTACTCTCACCTGCTGCTATCTCCCCGGACTCGATTGTCTCGTAGAATATTTGATTGTCCGGCGATACTCTCGTGCCCTGGGGGATAGTGACAGCGCCGGCGTAATTCGGGCTCTTGCTGAACTCTACATCGACCTCTGCGAAGGCCTCAGGAAGGCGGGAGACGCCGAGAAATGCGCCCAGGTGCTCAAGATTATCACCCCCCGCATACGCAAGAAGATTCTGCTTCGCTGTGGCGTCTATCAGATATCTCTGCTGAGTAATGACGTATGCCAGTCCCTCGAGAAAGAGGCGGACGGGGTCGCCGGGGTACAGCGTAGACTCTGCGAGCTGCTCAAATGTGCTGATTATCTCTTTCTCTATCTCCCCGGGATTAGTCTCGCAGAATGTTATATCTGTCAGGTCCTTAATATTCATCTTTCACTCCTATTTGTACGACCGGCCAGAGCCGGCCGTCATCATCCCCCCGGAACGACACGCCGGTTACATACGCCCTGGGCTCGTACATCTCTATAGCTGAGACGATCTCCCCCCGGAGTTTTGCCTGTGCGACAGGGGCGGGTGAATCGAGGAAAGTTCCCGAGATGCCGAAATCTCTATCGAGTGGAACCGACCCTTTAGTTGTCGTAATAATCGTGGCAACGTTTTGGAATATATCGTGATGGCCGCCCGGAAAGAACGCTATATCTTTGATGCTGAAGCGTGATATCTCTTTCATCGTCTCCATCCGTCTATGTATTCGTCGTCTCCCTTTGCACGGGACTTGATGACTGTCTCTGTGTGCTCGATGAGCGACACCTGCGCCTCTGCCGTGTGAGTACGCCCTTGGTTGTCTATCGTCTTATGAGTCTCTGAGATGCTCTCGATACAGTACTTTCCGTATTGCTTATCACCGAAGAACAGAGGGAGTGGTTCGCCGGCATCGAGGAGGGAGCGGAGGCGGGCGAGTTCATCGATGGGGTTCACACCCAGGGAGGATACAAACTGCATCGTAAAGCTTATCTTTGTATTGCCGCCACCGGTATGCTCCAGCACGGGCTTGCCGGAGAGGATTTCGTGTTTCGCATATTTCGCAGAGTGCTCTCTGCGCAGAGCATCGAAAGTGCGCACACGGGTTGATGAGACCTCAAAGACTACATCGCCGAGACTGCCTATCATACCGGCCCTCCTGATTCATCACCGCCGGACATTACACCGCCGTGGCGGTGCTGGCTGAATACGAGGCCCTCTTCGTTGTTTATCTCTGTTGCTTCAAGATATCCTGTTATCTTGGCAGAGACGGGGCCGAGTGCGCCGGTGGCGGCCACGCCGGAGCCCATCATCCCCGCCATATACTCTAGAAGGCCTTCCACCCTTAGTTTGCCTGTCGTTACAGTTTCAGGGGCGTCTATAGTAACGAGAGACGGGCTTTTCATGGTTATATCTCCGCCGGAGTCTACAAGAGTGTTGCCATCGTTGCGTATCGTTACATCTCCGACAACATCTGCACGCAGATGATGAGACGCACGGTCGTACTCAAGCCATGTGCCGTCACTGAACCGTATATGATGCTTGTTCTCCGTGGCGGCGGGGGGAGTGTCTACAGATGAGTAGAAGGAGCCGATGACAAAGCCCTGCTCAAGCCCCGAGGGGAGGAAAACACAAAGGACATGCTCGCCGATGTCAGGCATATGATAGTGCTTGTCGTCCTGCGTCTTGCCGACGAGAACGGGGAGCTCGTAGCTGAGAAGACCGTAGCTTTCTGCGAACTCAACCCGCACCGTACCTTTTGCCGGGTATATGTTTGTCACACGCCCGGGGCGGGCTATATTCTTTACAAGTGATTCAAGCTCTTCTATGCGCCTGCGTGTATCTGTATCCATTTAATACTCCAGTGTATTCTTGATGCTTAAGCTTGTCGTGTAGCCAGAACGTGTTACAGAGTGCACTGCTTTCTCAATAGAGTATGTTCCATCGAATGCACCGAAGCCGGCGCACTGAACGTTCTGCCCGGCGGCCGCCGCAGGCTCGCCTATCATTTTGATGTCTCCTGCGACCTCTTCCTTATTCTTTGCTCTGAGCTCCTTCTTTGCTCTCTGCTCCGCCTCGGCCAGGGATTCGACCCTGGCGTTGACATACAACGTACTCCCCACCGGTGGCGGGGAGGAGGGGGTGAAGGTATGGAACTTTGATGACTTTGTTTCAGCATCCCAATATTTTACTGCGCATGCTGAATACACGTCATGTGCTTTGCTCCGAAAGCTCCAGCCGGTAAGCGGGTGAGAAGGGGAAAGCATGAGGACCGGCGAGCGGGCATCGTAGAGAGCGGCGCTGTAGATGACTATACGCTTCTCTGTTACTTTCAGTCTCAGGCCGTTTGCCCGGCAGACTCTATCGAGAAAGCCGAGGTCGCTCTCACTCCGCTGGTCGATGCGCTCGAAGCGAGGGTTATACTCTGAATCGTAGAATAGAGAAAAACCGCTTTCTGCGGCGTATTTCCCGGCCATCTCTTTTAGCGTTATCTGCTCGTGTGAACTGCTTTTTTTCTCTGTTCTGAATGACTTGTCGATGTGCGCCGAAACAGCTTTTATCTGTACAGTAGAGGGAGGGCCGGAGAGTGTGATGTCATCGATGCTGAACTCGCCGAAGCTCAGATATGCATCGTCACCGTTGCGGAGCCACTCAAAACAGTGCAGGCCGGCAGTGAGCGTTGCGCCCTTTTCGGGGAACCAACCGTTGCGCCAGAGGCCGGCGGTATCTTCAAGGGTGATAGAGATATCATCGGCAGAACCGGAAGCCTGGTCAGTATAAGTAAAAGACAGCAGCATCGGTGCAATGTCTGCTGTGATATCGCTGTTGTCATACTTCAGCTGTACCCTTACTCTCCTCATTTTCTCCTCCATGGGGGGAGGACTGGAGTAGATGGGAGGAGGGATGCCTCAGGGATGCGCAGCTGAACGCCGCCGGAGAAAACGGCTGTATCTGCATGTTCAGGGTTTGCCTCCAGAAGCTTGTGCATTAGCTTTTCTGAGCCGAGCTCACGGCGGGCTATGATATCCCACGTTTCACCCGCAGAGGTGATTACACTACGCATAGCTGCGCCTCTCCGTGTCTATCTCCATCTCTGCTATCAGCTTCCTGATAAGCTCGGGGAGCACGCCTTTGAGGCGTCCTTCACTCTCTATAAGAGCCGCTGTGATATCCTCTTTCTCTGCCGTGCCGCTTACTGTAATATGCGGGGAATAGTTCACCGTAAAAGAGGCACCGTGCCCCCGAGAAGGGGGCACGGCGAGGGGGAGGGAACGAGGTGATACACTCTGCTGCTCTTCTATATGCTTCTCTTTCAGCTCTTCTGTATGTCTTGATATATGTTCTTCTGTATTGCTGTATTTCCGCTCTTCCGTGACATTCTTGTTAAAAACGGCGGAAAGCGGCGTCTCAATATCAAGTCCGGCCTTCTCTATTGCTGTGAATGCTTTGCTCAAGATGACGGGGAGCACACCGGCTTTTTTCTCCATGCCGGCAGCGATGGTCGAAAGTATCGATGAGCCGGAGGCCGTGAGATCTGATAAGGGCCCCTTCTTCGCATCGGAAAAAGGAAGGAACTCACGCATCTTGCCGAATGCACCCTTAACTGCATCAATAGGTGCGGAAAGAGTCGATTTAATGCCGGCGGTGAGTGTAGATAGTATCTTTTTGCCGGATTCGAACAAGTTGATACTAGATATAAATTCCCTCATTCTATCAAAGCCTATCATCAGTAGATTGGCCGGATGATACTGCCAGATTATGCCGGCCAGGTTCTTTATCCCCGCACCGAAGGATTTGATGCGCTCCCATGTTGAATTTATGAAGCTTCGGAATACATCAAACTTCTTGTAAGCGTAGACGATGCCGGCGGCGAGGGCGGCTATACCGCCGACAACCCATCCGATAGGGCTTGAGAGGATAGCAAAATTCAGCATGCGCTGGGCGGCAGTAAGACCCTTTGTCACAGCTGTTACAGTAACAGTCTTGGCACGATACACACTCATGAGTGTGCTTGCTTTTACCCAGCCTCCAAATTTGAGTGCAATATTCTGTGCTTTTATCGCAACTGTAGCGAGCCATGTCTTTGCTGTGAGATATGTCTGCTTAGAAGATAGTACAGCATATGCTTTGCCAGTCAGATACATAGTTGATTTGATTGCATTAATCGATTCTTTGTAAAGATTTGCCGCAACTCGCCCGGCCAGTGCTCCTGTTTTGAAAGCAAGAAGCGCTGTTGCGCCGACAACAAAAGCTTTTGAGAAAAGAGGCATTTTGTTTAATGTATCTTGTGCAATGCTCATGAAAAATTTTAGTGCACTTACACTTTTATTGAGAACCGGCAGAAAAGCATCGCCGATTATGTATCCCAGCTCTGTTAGATTATTTTTAAGCTTAGCGATACTTGCAGCAGCTGTAGAGTTTTTTCTGTTAAGCTCGCCCTGCATGCTCCCTGCGTACGACGCTTCATCCGACACGAGCCCGAAGGTCTTTTCAAGCTCGCTGAGATTTGACACTAAGCCGGCAATAGGCGCAACACTCTCTTTGCCGAACATGTCTGACATGACAGCACTTCGCTGATTATCGTCAAGTGCAGAAAGACTCGATAGAAGATCTTGTATAGCTCCCTTTGCGTCATTCTGCATCCTGCTCGCCATGCCTTCTGCGCTGAAACCAAGCTGCTCAAGTGCTTTTTGCTGTGCAGCAGTAGCCGAGGAGCCTGAAGTAAGAGCAAGTACAAAGTTTTTCTGCGCTGTTGCGCCGGCTTCAGTATTCGGAGCGGCGGCTCCAAAGGCGCCGGAAAGGGCGGCGATCTCGTTGGCCGCAAGGCCCGTCGTAGAACGTATGAGCCCTCCGTTACGCTGTATTATCTTTGTTATTTCTGCTGCATTTGAGCCGGTATTATCGCCGACATGATTGATTGCATCGCCCAGCTCTGAAACTTCGTCTATAGAAAGCCCCATCGTTGAAATAATCTTTGTTATTGAGCTCCCTGCCTGATCTTCTGTGAGATCGAACGCTACCGCCATTTTGCCGGCAACATTCGCAAACTCTAGAGCTTCGTCTTTTCCCATCCCGATTTTGCCCGCTTCTGATGCAAGACGGGCCACAGCCTGGGCTGAGAGTATCGACTCCGTCGCTATCCCACGGACTGCGAGCTCCATCTGCTTTACATCCTTCTCTGTGTCCAGGCCTTTTACGTTTTTGCCGATTTCATTCATCCACTCCTGCTTGTCTATAGATAAATTGACAGGAGCAGAGACTGTCATCGCAAGAGCGCCGAGCGAGAATGCATCATTGAGAATGCTCTCACGCTCCGCCCGCAGATCCTTGCCGAACTGCTGTTTTTCAAGTTTTAGATTCTGTTTAACCTCAAGATCTTTTACACTCCGGCCGAGCTTGTCGTACTCTTTATCGAGATTATCAACGCTTATGCCGTTCTTCTTCATCGACGCAGTAAGCTCGTTGAGCTCGTTTTTCTTTTTCTCTACCTCTCTTTTAGTGTCGCCGATTTCCCGCGATAGCTTTTTCTGTTTAGTTATCTGCGACATCGTGACACGTCCGCCCCCTTTGATCTCAGCTGTGAGCTTAGCGTGCTCTGCCACCATGTCGGCTATCTTGTGCTTTGATTTCTGTATCGAGCTTCCGAGATCACGATATCTATCGATATCAAGACGCTTGTCTTTCAGCTTGTCAATGTCGAAGCCCATTTGCTTGACAGAGCGTCCCGCCCGGCTTATATTTTTAATAAAACCGCCCACGGAGGCGCCTATGGCTACTGTAAGTGAAAGATTTTCCATTCTCACAAATCCTTATCTTATCTACTTTTTCAGCTATATAATTGCGCTCTGCGCCCTTCTTATTAACCACACAGACAATGTAACACCGTTGCACTTAATACCCTTGGGAGCCTTTTTCTCAGCATTACTTGTATTCCCCTGTCTTTCGATACCTTTACATGCAATTTACTTTTTCCTTGAAGGGGTCAACGATTTAAAGCAATAGAACATATCTCAAGCGATTTCCTAAAGCCTTCCGGAGTCATATCTGCGTAGAACTCTGCGCTTGTGTAAGTAAGCATAGAGAGACGAAGCAGAGCCTCCAGAAGCTCGTCACAGATATCAGCTGTAACGAGCCCGAAGAAACCCCTCTCTATGCCATCAACGGTGCCAAAAAATCGGAAAGCCTCTTGTAGACCTTGCTGTAGTCTGCGATATCGAGTTCAGCAAGCTCGTTAGTTTTGAGTCCCGTAATGCGTTCAGCCAGTGCGAATGTGATGTCTGTTTCATCTCCGGCATCTTTTGTCGCTATTACATCCCCAGTTTTTACCCGCCTGATACTAATCTCTGTTATCGTCTTGTCTTCGACAACAACAGGATGCTCAAGCTTGATTACTTCTGCCATCATCTTACCCCCTACATGCCCAGATTTGTGCGGATGTCTGCGAGATAGTCAACGCCGTTTACCCTGTATATATAGTTGTACTTGTCAAGCTCGAGGGTTTCGACGCCGTCGAGTTCTTTCTTGACATAGATGACCTCGAATTCCTGGGGTACATCCATCGATGCCCCAGGCTCGAACTTCCCGCCTTCCAGCTTCTTCGGCTGGCCCTTCACATACACTTTATACGGGACATGGCGGTATTCGCCGGTCGCCTTGTCGAAGTCCTGTATAGAGCCCCGGAGGGTGAGCTCCTGGGTCTTCGGTTCGTTGAGCTTTGCCGCCTGCTTCTCAGCAGTACGCCAGTTCAGCGCAAGCGTCATCGAGCCGAAGAGTCCGACGGAGGGTGTATCTATCTCGCCGGCGAGGCCTGCGCCTTTGACAGTTTCGCTCATCGCCTCAACGCTGGGCAGTGTTGCATCGACGACGCCGAGAAGCTCATCGCCTTTATCATATACTTTGAATGCTGTTACTCTTTCCATTTTATCTCCTTATGCAAAAAGGGTTTCGAGGTAGCCGGGGTCGTATTCGAGTATGAACTCGATATCACGTGCCGGTGTCGCTATGCCGAGCATGAGACGGAAGCGAATGATTCCGTCCATGAGATCAGTAATGGGGTTCTCTTCGGGGCGGAAGAGGATGCGCCCGCCGAGGATGAACTCCCTTGACGTCAAGCCGTTAAGCCTCACTTGCTCGCTGTCGACTATGCGTTCTATGTCACGCCGGCGGATTGGGAAATCTACATGCTGCCAGTACGTAAGCGTTATGACGTTTGTGTTCCAGCTGAACATGCGACGGACGGGGATGAACGTGTCCTTCGGGTCTGTAATACCAGGGTATGCCGCTGTCCTGTTGCCCCACGCAACCCAGCCGTTTGTCCAGTTCAGCGCTGTTACAATGCCCTGACCGTTGAGATAGTTTGCCTCTTCGGGCGTGAGGATAACCTCAGCGCCGTGGTGTGCTGCGCCGGTGATGCTGAGGTTCTGGTTACTCGGAGATCGATACGGTACGCCGTCATCCTGCGCAGTAGTGTAGCCGATGAGCCCGGCAAGGTGGGTCGAGTACCACATTTCACGCCCGCCGACGGCGAGCTTAGGCCAACAGAGCACGAGGTCCTCATCGACCAGGCCGTTAGTCTGCTTATAAGCGGGGAGGTCTGAGTACTTCTCAATAGACACATCATCAAGATCAGCTATCGCAGTTGCCCGGAAAACACCGTTTATCCCTTCTGCCTTCGCAGAGAGCATTACAGCGACCTCGAGGTCCTGACTGTATCCGGGGGCGAGTAAAAGGCCGGGGGGAATGCGGAAGCGGGGAAATACTTCATCAACAAGCTCGAGGCCGGTCTTCTTGCCGGTCGACACATCGACACCGCCGACAACATCGCTCGATGTTACAGCTGAGGGGTCAAGCTTTGTGTATGCTATCTTTACAGTGTCTGTGTCTGCTATAGCCCCGTCGAGTGCTGTAACGAGCATATATCCGTCGGAGTCGATGCTCAGAGAGTAATCTGTGTCGAGCACATATGTAGTGACTTCATCAGAGCTCTTTACTGTGACCGTCTCAAGCATGATGCCGTAAGCTTCGACTGTGGCAACGCCGCCGGCCAGGGTGTAGTCTGTGCCGGTTACGTCTGCTGTGTGTGATACAGGGTCGAGGACGTTGACGAACACAACCGGCGCTACATTATAGAGCCGGAACTGAGCGTACATCATCTCGCAGAGCGTGTAGCCTGCATCGAACTTATCTACATAACCAAGCTCGTTAACCGCTTCTTCGAAGCTGTAGCAAATGACGGGCTTGTTAACGTTATCTCTGTTGCCAAGGGTGACCGGAGCTGTGCCGAAAACTACCGGCATTGCCGAATCGACAGTCACCGGAGGGGTGAGGCTCGTCTGCTCTTCAGATACGTATATACCGTGTTTATACCCTGCCATTATTCAACCCCCTGGGCGATTTTGCAGAGCTCACTAAGCGCTCCGCCTTTTTTGATATCCTGCCTTGCCTTGGCCACGCCGGAGACGGGGACAAAAAGCCGCTTAAGGCGCTTGTCCGCATCGATGAGCCGCTGCGCCGCCGGCGTGTACCCGCCGATGAGCGCACTGCCGTTCATGATGCCGGGGCGGGACGGCCCGATATATACGACCTTCTCAGGCGCCTTAGCGGAAGGTCTGGGCTTCGCCCTGGCTGATGTTTTAGCCGTTTCATTCTTTTCATCTGTTTTAGACATTTATTCCTCCGTTTTTATTCTGCTGTATTAAGAGCGGGATAGCTCGACCCGCTTCTGTACTTTGCTTCGATGCCGGCGAGGGCGTAGCCGGTTGTTCTGCTTGATATATCTTCTACTCCCCATTTTAAGGGGAGCTGGAGGCGGAAGGAGTTTGCAACGATGAGATTACGCATAAGCACGAGCTTGACACGCTCGACAAGACGCAATGCCTCATAGAGAGCGCCCTCCTTGTCGCCAGCTTGCGGCTCTGAGCAAGCTCCACAGGCGATGACCAGGGGAATATCGTGTGTCTCTTCCCCCTCTTCTGCATCGTCGGGGAGGCCGATTATCACATGGGGCCAGTCTCTGTCTGTGTCACGCTCGCTGAGTGTGCCAATGTGCACGTTGAGTGTCGCTGTTTTATCACCTGAGTTTTCGTCATAGAAATAAAGCTCGCAGTCTGCGAACTCTTCTTCTATCAATTCTTTTAGCCCAGTGAGAAGGCGCCACACAGTCATTTGCTCCCCCCGTACTTATGCCCTTTTTCCATATTGTGGCGGAACTCTTTATCGAAACGAGTGCGGGCATTCTCCATCGCTTTATCAGCAATATTCCCGCTTATCATCTGCGCTACCGACTGCCCGACAAGCTTGTATATATGCTCTCTGCCGTGAGCTCTTTGGCTTGCACGCTCATGCTGACGGGAGAAGATGTTCAGCCCCCGGACGGGGGTATCGGCGGTGAATGACCCGGGGATCTTGTACTTCTGCCCCTTCTTCCACTCTACTGTGAGGCCAATGGGAGGGGCGTTCTTTCCTCTCCGCACGCCCCGGGGGTAGTGTTTTGCAAGGATAAGCGGGATTCTGCGTGCCCGCCCTTTGCGTCCTATCTGTACTTCGTATTCGAGCTCTGTAGATTTCGCTTTTCTGATTTTATAGTCGCTGTACTCTTTGATTACCTTAGATGTGACAGTATACTCTTTTGATACCGCACGCTTAGTGTCGGTAACTATGCCCTGCCCAGCACGGTTTAGAGCACGTATTGTGCTTTTCGTGACACGCTCGGGGTATTTATCGATGAGTGCCTGGAACCGATCCAGCTCCTTTTCGTCAAGCCTCAGCTGGAGGGCTTTGTCTCTAACGTTCATCTCCCTTCCTCGATCTTCAGCTCGATTTCGAGCATGGACATGTTCTCGATGACAGCTTCAACGTAGAAATAACGACCGTCTATCTGCACTGCCGTGCGCTCCGCCGGCTTCTCATCAAAAGAGTCGGCGGGGGTATAGAGACGGATTCTGCGGCTTACTATGCCGTGAGAACTCATGTCGTTCAGAGACTTGAGCGGGTTTCCTTCGTCTGTATCAAATACGACTGTAATCTCTTTGCCGTTCCAGTCTATTGTCTCTGCAAACTCGGAGGTGTTCATCAGCGAAGCTGTATCGTGCTTAATCAAGTCTTTCAGTGTCATCTGACCCCCCCTTTTGTATGCTTCATACCCCGGTCGCCAAACCACCAGCCGACCGCTGTCGCTGCGAGGAACACGTTTGATTCAACGATAGTTACGGCAATGGCGGAGACGGTCGAGCCGGAGAGTACATTCACCCAGGCACGGCATGTTACTATGCTGTAGAGCGTGTAGAATGTGCCGGCGATGAGTAGTAGCGTTACAGCCGGGCGGAAAAGAGTTTTTACAGCCTCTACCCATCTGTAGCTCTTCCCGGCTGTCATCTGGTCTTTATATGCGAGTGTCATACCGGCGGCGGAGGCGGCGGAGGCGGCTATCTCAAGCTCGTGTTCGTGCTCGTCATCTGCCGCTTCTCTCGTCAGTTTATACATCTCTATCTCTTTGTCCTGCATCTGCATCCTGTGCTCGTGATCCAGGCGTTTCTCTTCGAGCTTCTGCTTGCGTGTCAAGTACTCAAGAAAACCCGTAAATACGGCGCCAATAACTCCGAATATGCCGCCGGCGATGGCGTTTCCGCCGATATTTACGCCCTCTTTTATTATATCCATCACTTCCATCGTTATTACTCCTATGCCGCCAGGCGGGGGGTAAAGGTGTACGGGGTCTCTCCCCATGTCTGCCCGGCGCTATCACTCCACCACTTCCGGGGGCGACCCATATCTATATGCAGGAATGTTCCGTAGAAGCCGAACCCCCGAAAGCCCGTCTCTAATGCAAGGCGGAGAAGTTTATGAGGGTCTGAGAGGGAGCGGAGGCTAATGTCGCCGGCGAGGCGCTTGTGTTGTGAGCGTAGCCCGCCACCGACACGTGCGTTGTGTAAAGGGCAGCGGTGTGCGCTGTTCAGTCGCACAGGCTCGCCGAGGCGGGAGCGGAGGGCTTGGAAGCAGTCGAAATAATAAGGTGCATAGTACAGCTCCCCGCAGCATGAACATGCAAATTCGACCGGGGAGAAGTCCGGCCAGCGGTCTGCGTCCCAGTCGGTATCTGAAAAGTGCTGGACTATCTTTGCGTCAAAAAATGGGCTCACTGTAAGCATGTTAGCGCCTCTCGAAATTCTTGCATGTGTCACAGCTCGTCTCGTCTATCTTCGCATAGAGACGGCGCCACTCAGTTGAGACTTTCTCAGTCAAGGCATCGTGCTCTTTTCTCGTAACGTAGTCTCTTGCAAGCAAGACTTTCAGCTCGCCGATGCTCTCTTGCAGGCGTGTTATAGCCCGCCAGATGGGGAAAAGCACAACGGCGGCGGTGAGCTGTATAATCATCAGAAATATCTGCACTATCTCCACTGTTTCACCTCTCATAAGCTTTCCACACCGCCCCGCAGGGGCGGCTAGGAGGGGTTATGAGCTTCAGCTCTTTACAGGGGTTTCTTGTTCCTTTCCTTTAGTATTTTCAGGTTCTTCCGGTTCAGCTGAGGCTTTTTCTACAGATCTTATTACTTCGATAGCATCTGCCTTGAGGAGCTTTTCCTTGTCAGCCGGCTTAATCTTTCCAGGTATTTCTGCGCCAGCTTTGTATTCTTTTTTGTTTATACGAACTCTGCACTTAGCTCTGATCATGATTACACCTCCATATAAAAAGTCGTATCAGGCTCAGACAGCGTAAGCATGGGCCGGGAATTCACATCAACAGACTGAGTAACGGGCTGGCGTTTTGATATGTAGGGAGTTACAATGCGGCGACCGCTTTTGATGACAGGTTTATCGTTTTGGTTGACAGCAACACCACCGTAGTATGTACGGTTTTCTGCTTTGTCATTGCCCAGTACGACACCGTTTGAAGGGATATAGCGTTGGGTCGAGCCGTCGGTGTCAGTATAGCTTGCTACATACGTGTAGATATGCCCGATCTCTCTTACATAACCGATGTATGTTACATCGTTGTCGAGTTCCTGAGGAGCAAGCTTACCGTAGTCCATTCCTCTGTTATCAAGACGGTTAGCAACTTTCGGGTCAGCAAGGAAGTGCTCAACGGCAGTATCACCCATTGTGACAACATTGGGCAGTAAGCCCCCCGTCTCACTACATGCTATTCTTGCGGTTTTGATGTCATCAAATGGAGATACATCAGATTCGCCCCACTGGGAACCTGATGTAAGAATCAGACGATGATTTACATCACGCTGGAAGTCGAACTCGAACTGTATTCTAGTACCTTCTGGCCCGACACCCTCTACTACACATTTTCCAGTCTTAAGTAGCTGTGCAGCCATGTATTCTTCCGTCCTTGTGATCGCATCATCTATTAATGATGTTTCGTCAAGGAATGTATTGTAGATATCTCTGATGTCATCTTTTACAACCTCAGGCTGCCCTTCCATCGAGCGGAACATCTCTTCGATAGAAGTCTCTACTGCACCGCCGATTAAGGGGATATCAATATTTATGCTCTTGTAGCCATCACGCTGAAACACCGGGTTCCCTGAAAGAGGATTTACAAGGGGAGCAAGCCTTTCACTCCCTTTCTTTACGTCGATACGGATTGCTGTAACACGCTTTATCCGAGGGGTAGCGTATCCGAAGTATTTCCTTGCAAGAAACGTACTCTTTCTTGTGCGAGCTGAAATAACTTCAGAGAGCGCTCTTATACTCATGTATTCCATTTTATACACCTCTCATTATATAGATTGATTTTGCTCTCAAGCCGTGCCATGTGCTTTCTGCTGTGTGCCCTGCTCCGAATTTCAGAGCTTTGTCAATAAACGCACCGGCAATGTATACATCCGCTGCGGTGTCGCCCGTTGAGGCATCGACAGCGGATGCAAGCACAACATCCGGTGATTCACTACCGTCTGCGGAGGCGCTCTCTGAGAGCACATATTTACCGGTAGCGGTAATGCGGCCGAGAACGCTTCCCTTTTCAAGGACCTCGCCAGAGGCTATTACAACTGATCTCATAATCGGGATACGCTGTGCAGATACGAGAGTATCGTTTTCATACAAGCTCATGCTCATTTCTCGATACCTCCTGTCATTTCGCTAAGGACTTCAGCAGCTACAGCAGACACTTTTGTTCTGTGTTTCTCTTCATCTCCGGGAGAGGTGTCGCCGCCAGGGATGGGGGCCTCACTTTCGGTTTTAAGATCCTTCAATGCAGATGCGTTTTCTGTTCTCTGCTTTTCAACAACTTTCTCGAGTACATCCGAGAGAGAAGTATTTGGATCAGTGAGGGCTTCCTGAACAATAGACTCGTAACCAGGCAGACTTGCTTTTTTGATAATTGCACTCACCCTCTTGTTTTCTCTCATTACACCATCTGCGACAGCGGCCGCATAAGTTTCAGAATGCTCTTTTTTCAGGGTCTCAATATCCATGTTTTCCTCCGTAGTTTCTTTTTTATATTCAGCTATAAGTGATTCTAATGTTCCAAGCCGGTCAGCAAGCTTGCTATCTACAGCTTTTTTACCAACACGGAGCCCCCCTTTGTTGCCCGCCTCAACCATCTCTTCTGATGTAAGCCCACGGTTCGCAGCGGCGGTTGCTATAAATACTTCAGCAAGATCATCAACATTCGCCTGTGCAATCTTACGGCCCTCATCAGTCTCAAGATCAGGACGCTTATTCGGTGACATAGACGAGACTATCTGCACTTCGTTCGCAGCATCTTCTTTCACATACGTCGCTACGACGCCGATTGAGCCGAGCTCTGCAGTATCAGAAATGACAATCTCTTCTGCAGATGATGCTATCCAGTAAGCTGCGGAACACCCCGACCCGCCGACATATGCAACAACTTTCTTTGCGGCTCTCATAGACTTTATATGCCGAGCAACCTCACTGATGCCGTCCACTTGTCCGCCAGGCGAATCTATTTCGAGGATTATTGTGTCTACAGATTCATCATCAGCAAGAATTTGCAGATTTTTCGCCAGGCGCTGTAGAGATGTTGCCCCGCAATGATCTGTCAATACGTTCGCATAGCGGAATATCGGACCCCTGATCGGCACAATGCCGACATTCCCCCTCTTCTCTACTGTCATAGACTCAGCCACTGGTTCCCCAGAGCGTGTCTGTAATGCCTCTGTGATATCTCTGCGGTCAGCTATTTTATACATCGATTCGAGCGATTCCTGTTTAATCGCCCAAGACGTTGCCATAATTGCTGTTATCGCCCTACTCATCTATATTTTCCTCAAGCTCTTTCTTCATCTCCTTCTCCCTTTTCTGCTGCTTGTGCACGTCTTCGATATTTCCGCCGTCATAGTTTACAGCTTCTTTTTTACGAGTGCTTATACCTGTCTCTATGCGCACTTTCGATGCATTTGCTTCTTTATATTCGTCGAGTATGCCCTTGGGTGGGCCAATCCATCGGGTACCACACCAGAGGCGCCGGATAAGTGGATCTGTAAAAAAGCCGGGGGCTGAAATTCTTCCTTCAGCAACCTCCTCGTAGAGCCATCGCTCATATATCGGTTGGCAAAACTCATCAGCAAAATTTTCTCGTAGCTTCAAAAAAAACTTGAAGGCTTCGTGTATTGCACCACGGGATGCTGAATATGACCGACCGAATTGTTTCACAAGCAGCTCATACGGGATATTCAGTGATATCGCGACTTCTCTGTACATCGCCTCGATAAACGCAGAATAACCAGAATTGGGGCGGTCAGAGCGCACAAAATCAAGCTCCTCACCTTCTTCCAGGTCTACCTGTTGACCTTCCTCAAGGTGTAAATTTTTGCTGCCCGTCGTCGGATTATCTGTCTCTTTGGTATTACCTATAATGTCTTTAAATGAAGGAGGTGTTGGGCCTCCTTTTGACGGGGTCTTCTTGAAAGCCAGAACAAAGAATGCAGATATTACAGCGGCACCAAGTTCTGCATCACTGTATTTTTCAAGCTTCCTAAGTTTCTGGATTATTGAGGTTATGAAAGGCAGCCCTCTGGGCTGCCCGGGGCGCAATTCTACATATGAGTGCACAATATTTCTAAGGCCTGTTTCTTTCTGATGTATTTTTATTTTTCGCTCATTGCCTTCGGGGGTAACCATCTGCACATATGCAGGAGTTCCGTTTTTATCTTTGATTATCCCTGACCCCGAGGATGATGTATATATGCTGTATGCACCGCCAACTCGGGATGCATCTATAAGCCCTACTCTGAGCGTTGATATGCTGCCGGGGCGGTCATAATTTGTCAGCAGTGCAAATGCATCACCGTCTCTCAGCTGTGACGTAAATCCAAGCTGCTGTAGCGCAGCAAAGCTTTTTCTAGCTTCATTATCGGCATCTTGTGATTTTGCCCAAAGTTTGAACCTGCGCTCTACTGCACGGGCCCAGCTATTCGCCTGTTCGTCAGTAATATTCAATAGCTCTGCATCGAGCGTTACATCAAGAGTTAGCCCTGTTCCTATTACATTTGTGACTATGTTTTCGATAATGCCGCCGGCAACATCGTTGCGGCACAGAGCTCTCGATCGGGATATTAAAGTAGGGAGATGGTTGTCAATCTCTTCTTCTGCGGTGAGATCAGGCGTAACCCACATCCTGCCTGCAGAGTCTGAGTATGATGAGCCTTTGAAGTAGTCTGAGATGTGCACAACATCTGCCATCAATACACCACTGTCCGGGCTCTGGGAGAAGGAGGTGCAGAAAGAGCACGCACTATCGAACTGTAATAGTTGATTTTTTCTGTGATTATATCAGCATCTGCTCTCGTAACTTCTCTGCTGCCGACTTTGTAGCTTTGTCCAAGCGCCACCGCTTTGTCGGCTGCAATCCACAAATTGAGTAACTCTTCTGCTGTCTGTAGTGTCATGCAATATCTCCTTTTTTCAGAAGATACCTATGATTATGGATTACTCCAGCGATGCTGGAGATACTGGAAATATTAGTGATAATAGTAAATATAGTAAGCGGAGGTGTCGTATGTCTAATGCATGGACTGGTGTTATCAATGAAGATGGCGAGAAGATGGTGACTTGATTTGTGTTAAACCGTTCATTAGCAATAATACATACATATCTGCTACTGAACTCTTAGAAGATAGAGCAATTGAAGATTTTGAAAACTTATCAAAGCTATGCAGATGAGAACTAGTTAGTCCATAAACCTTACTGTTGGACTTGGAAGTTATAGAAGTATGACTTACCTTGATTATTCATTATAAACTTATGAGTGTTGGGCGAATATTGAAATGTTATTATAGCAGCGTGATATATACTTAGAACCTTATCTTCGAGTTCTTTGTTTTCAGATAAGTCATACACATTAAGACCCAGTTCTTGAGCTTTTTCAAGGTTTATACCTTTACCATGAGTAGAGTGCTTATCATGAGAATTTAGATACTTTGCGATTTCTTCAGCCTTCTCTTTATTTTTGCAGTTTCGTTGCTGGAGCAGACCTGCTAGCTCCTCTTCGGATCTTTCCTTGAGGCCTAAAGCCGAATTATATACACCGAATTTTACAGACTTTAATCTCTCGTTCCAAAGGGGAGCTGTGGCCGGATCCGCTTTTACTTTGTTAAATATTTCCTCGAATTCACTTATTAGTGCCCCTACTGGTACCATTGCGCCATCATTGAATATTTGAGGATCTGTAGGGCCTAAACTAGAATAAGGACCCATATATATTTCATCTGCAGAACATGCAATAATAGTCCCCCCGCTGAAGCACAGGTGAGGGATAAAAACTCTTATTCTTCCGAAAATACGGTGAAGGTAGCTTACAAGCCTCTTTGTTGCCTCATATTCACCGCCAGGCGTGTGAATTATCAGATCGAGATTCTCTTTTGTGACACCATTTGCACATGTCATAAAGCCCTGCATATCCTGGTCAACAATAGAAATATTATTAGATGGTACTCTTGGTCTAGATAGAGTAAAAGCAGATATATAAGCAATTGTTGTATGACCCGTCAAGTCTGACATGTCTTTTACATACTGCTTCAATAAATTCTCATGGTAAGGCTTTGCGATGTTTTGCAGTATCTCATCCCATGTAGGCATTTAACTCACTCGCATAAGAAGTATACTCAACATCTTTTTCACTCTTTGATAACTCAATAACAGCGGTTTGCTCTTTGAGTTCTTCGGTTTCAAAAGGATTAATAAATAATGTCGAATCAGCTCTTTCAGCGATATAGTCTCTAATCTCTTCCTCTGTCTTCCTGTATTCCATACCGTCCTCCTGTCATGTCAAAACATATACCATATATGTAACATAAGCAACATCGTGTTACACAAATGGGAATATTTTCTTTATAGTTCAACTTGCAATGCTCATGCCAAACATACAACAATGGAAGAACAAATATGCTACAATATTTTACATATTGCTCTAAAAAGATGGCTCTTTTAAAAAGTCTTCAATAGACGGCTGCTCGTATACCTCTCCTTTATATACTACGAACTCGGTTCCGTTACTAGATTTAAGGCGGCGGACAGCTATGCTACAGTATTCAGGGTTTAGCTCAATGCCCCTCCAGACCCTCTGGTGCCTTTCCGAAACTACACCGACCGTGCCAGAACCAAAAAACGGATCAAGGATAGTCCCTCCTGGGGGACAAGCAACACGGACTGGATAGTCAACAAGCTCTTCAGGAAAGGTTGCAAAATGACCTTCGATATTTCTCTGGGGAGGTATGCTCCACACCGAGCGTTTATTGGCCATTTTATCGTGGGATCCAGGAATTCCATATCCTCCTCGAGAAGGTGCACCGGCAGGGTATCCTCTATATTTGCGATTATCCTGAGCACATGTTTTCTGATGTGTATTTTCTGTGTATGGCTCTTTTCCTGCATCTGTATCATAAAAATAGTTCGGAGTTTTTACAAAGTGGAACACCTGCTCATGAGCCTTTGTGCACCTGTCTTTAACTGACTCTGGAACGGGGTTGGGCTTGTGCCAGATTATTTCTTGCCTGAGCAACCAGCCTGCATCTTGCAGAGCAAATGCAAGGCGCCAGGGTTGTCCCAATGTACTCTTATGCGGAATCGGCCTTTTTACTTTTATATTCCGGCTTCCTTCATCTAGCCGTTTGTTGCCGTTAAATCCTTTTCCCTGCTGCTGTAGGTAACAGTCTCCTATGTTAAGATAGAGACTCCCTGTTTCTTTCAACACTCTTTGCAACTCTGAAAATACAGATACAAGCCGGCAGATAAAACACTCTCCGCAGGTATGAACTCTACAGTCGAATACTTCTTCTAAACCAAGTTGACCATCTACAGCGTAATCTCGTAGCCCCCAATACGGAGGGCTCGTTACGATAAGATCAACACTGGAGTCCTCGAGGTTTCGTAACCCCTCAAGAACATCACAGTTGTATAGCTCACCCAGGGCTGAACTGTAATATGTCTTCACTTCACTCCCCCCCCTTTTTTTTTGTATACAATCCTCCAAGCCAGTTCTTTTATATACTCCAGCCCGCTGGGGGCATAACGCTTTAACAATTCTTGATTTATCATTTTGAAATCAACTCGCTTTGATTTCTTATGCTTTTGAGCTACGTCAAAATACATCGCTTCCACATAAAGTTGAGCATAATGTTCTCTTGTAAACTTGCCGCTCGCAATTTTTTCTGCAAACTGCTTTTCGTAAGTTCTACACATTATGCTACTCCGCTTTCCGGTGGTACTGCTCGCAGCTCAGACCCAACTATTGTGAATCCAAGCACCTTACCAAGCGCCTCTAAATCTTTTTTAGACATACCAGCTATCAGCGCTTTCCAGTTCGCTACTTTTTGACGACTTACACCCGTCTTCGCTTCAAGGTCTGTTGTGCTAAGCTGAGATTTAGCTCTGAGCCTCTCAAAAATTGAGACAGCCTGCGCAGTAGGCTTTAGGGTTCTTCTGTTGGTATATGTCATCTTTGCGGCAACCTCTCCAGGCTTAAGCTCCTCGCAGTGTTGAGTAGGAGCTTTTGGTTGTTGCCTCTCTGAAGCATCTGCTTCAGAAGTCAATACAGGCTGTCTTTCTTTTACCAGTCGAGAGGTCTTAATTATTCCCGGTGTGTACACCTCTGAAACCAGCCTAGCGCTCGCCTTCAGTATAAGGTTCATACCGCACTCGCAGGTGACTTCTTCCAACCTTTTAAGACTGCCGCTTTTCTCTATTTCTCCGTCTATTTTTATTTCAATATATGCACTGCAAACAGGGCAGCTACTTCTGAGAAGCATGCTCACCTCCACAAATACAGCTGCTGACAAAGCGCTGCAGGTCTACCTTCGTAATGCTGTAAGAGCCCTTTTCTCCAGGATTCTTTCTCGCTACAAGATAACCTTCATTAATGTAGCGATACACACTGCTCGCACTTACACCTAAATAGTCAGCCACTTCTTTGACTGTATACATTACATCTCTAGTCATCACTGCCCCCATTCTTATTCATTAATTCTCTTAATCCTTCTGCCCATTCATCGATATTCACACGTGATATATGCAGTGCTGCATAGTTATAACCATACAGGTCAAATATTTCGTTCCGTGCGTGCTCTTCTATTTCAAAATGCTCATCCTTCTTTCCTTCGTTCACAAGCGTTTCCGCCGTAAGTTGCCGGAAATGACTCTCATCACATTCTTCGTTAAAATGCATATAACCGATTGCGCCTTCTGATGACTCTCTTTCTATCAGTACTTTTCCAGTTTCGCTCAGCCATGCCTGGACTGTTTTTTTGAGTATATGTACATTCAGAGTATAGAGCTGAGCTTTCGCCAGGCCTTTTCGAGTCGGGCCGTTTATCATCGGAGCCTTCGTTGTACTAGCTCCCTTAATCGCATACACACCTAGCGCTTCCCTTTTCGCTGTATATGCGTAGACTGTTTCTGTCTCATAACCGGAATCCACAACAGTGCAAATAATAGGCAGTGATGCACCAGATGGGTGGGTGTATTTCTTAGATAGAACATGGTCAAGCTGATTCCATGGTATATCCGACAAGGGACTCCCGTAGAGTACACGATGCTGAATATGCCATCTCTGTAGATTTACTCCCCAACCCTGTACCAACACTTCCAACCTGTCCTTCTGCACATCTACAGCAGCTGTAAGCACGCATACACCGACAGGAAGCCTCTCTTCAGGGCTATATGACCCGAGATTCCGGCGTATTGCTGCTATTTGTTCTTCTTCAACGGTTACCGACGGCTTGTAGAGCTCAGCCAGGTAGCCGTTGTAGTACACGCGCAAAGCGTCTGCCCCTTTTCTTTTTGCAATGATATACTCGTAAAGCATCTTACCGAATGTGACATGAGGGCTGTAGAAACTACTGACACGAAAAGATATTACAAGTCGTTCGCCGGCTTCGAGCACACTGTAGAGTTCTTCATTTTTGCGTGTCTTCCACACGAGACTTGCAAGCATCTGTCGCCTCGATTTCTCTTTGATACGGTATGAGCATGCAGGGCACTCATAATATGCAAGCTCCCTAGCGTCATCAGGCTCAATATCTTTGGGGTGCAGATGCTTCTTGTCAAAAACAAACTCTTCAGCGCAATCTGGGCAAGGCACATAAGGATAAAATACATAGTCTGCATTCTCTGCATCATCACATATCCCCCCCTCATGCATCGGCTTGCCAACTCTAACGATGAGAGAATTAATAAAACCCTTAACCCTTTCTTTTATCAGAGATATAACACTGCCGTATTTTCTGAGGGCCGGCATATCATCCTCTTCATCAACAAAGACAATCTTTAGGGGGCGGGATGACAAAGTATTCTCGGAACCGCCCCAGGCCAGGTACATTTTTCCGCCAACAAAAGAGAGGTCCTTCTTGCGGATTTTACGACCTTCGGCAGTACATATCTTCTTGAGTATATCCCCCTGAGTATTCTCAATCATCGGTAGAACACGGTCATTAAACAGCTCGACTGCTTTTGCCTCATTAGGAGCAAGTAGCCCCATCGGTCCAGGAGATTTGTGTATAAAGTACCCTATGCCGTTTAGATACGACTCTGTCTTTGCAACCTGCGTCCCCCCGACTATAATGATTTCAGCACATGCTCCGGACGACATAGCATCCATTATCCCGTTCGTATGCGGGAAGAGGTCTTTTCGCCAGGGGCCTGCGACACTCGTTGTTTGCGAGGTCAAAATACGATACTTAGCCGCCCATTCTGAGCAAGTGAGACTGTCAGAAGGTAGAGCTGATACATACTCAATCTCGAAGTATTCTTCAATACTCAGATCAGCATCAGCAAGAGAAGGGAATTGCAAATAAACATCTTTCAGTACCGCATCTTCAGCAAGCACTCTCATTTGACTGCCTCTAGAGCTCGGGCATAGCGGGCGAGTATAAAACTTTTCTGCTTTGACAGTATTTGCCTCTGTTCATTCTTCGACTTCCCATCAAGCTGGTCTGGCAGTGTGCTGAAAACATCATCAAGGTCTTGGCGGAGAGCAACTATTCTCGCAGCAAATTCACGCCCTACCTTTTCTCGCTCAATGAGCTCCCCTCGCTTTCGCTGTAGCTCAACTTCGAGCATCTGAGAGCGTAAATGTTTCTGGTGTATATCAGCTTTCATCTTTTCACCGACATAGCCGTCATCATCCATCTGCTGGAGATGCTTCTCTGCGTATGCGTCTACGTCTGTGCGTCGATATACCCCATCCCTTGGGGAAAAATACCCATTTTTTATATGGTTAGAAATTGTGCGTTCGGATACTTTATAACCCACTCCGGTCAGATATTTATGTACACTAACGATGGTTTTGAACGATTCTTCTTCAGCATTCTTTTTATATTTCACAAGCGTGGACTCAAGATGCCTTTTTGCGCTCTCAGCTGCTTTGAGGGCACGCTGCGTCTTCTCTGCCCTTGCCTCTTCCTTCGCACTCATGTATGACTCAAGCGCTAGTTGCAGGAGCTCAGACTCCTCAAGTTCAAGATTGTCGATTATCTCAAGTACCTTGTCTTCAAGCGTCATCTTCCATCTCCATTTTGTAGCGCCAGATGCGTACAGTCTCTTCAGATACACCGGTAAGCATTGCGGTACTCTCATCGGTAGTTCCTGCCCCCAGCAATGCCAGCAGCAGCAGCTGGGAGCTCGGAGGTAACTTTGACCCTGCCAAAGGGGTCCCTGAGTTCCAGCTGTACCATTTTCCACAGCTGGCACACGATATCTTCTTGCCAGCATTAAGTGTCTCAAATCTATCCGGGGCGGTTTTCCCGCACTGGGGGCAGCGACAGTCAGCATTAAACATCCGGAATAAATACTCCTTTGCCGATGTATCATTCATCAGCTCTGTGCAGAAATCTGCTGCTATTTGCTCAAGCTTGTTCATTAGCGCACCTTCGGCAGCTTATATTTTCTCTGGCCGCCCATTCCTTTCTGCATCTTTTCCTTCGAAAATATTGTCGGCTCTATCATTCTGATGCTTTCCATTACTTTCCTCGAGCTGTGGTCTACATCAAATATAACTTTATACGCTTCGATTAAATCAGTCTGTGCTATCTCATCCCTTTCAAAATCTGCAACAATTGAGTGGTATAACCCGCCACGGTCGCTGTCTTTTAACTCAATCAGAAGCGAAAGATCCCGCTCTAGTATTGCTTTCACATACATACTAAGCTTGCTGTTCGTTCCGCTGACAATCGCTCGCTTTTCAGGGGTGTCAAGAGCAGTGTGATACATCTCCCAGTCGACATCGTAAGCTTTCAGATACTTCGCAAAATTCTCCAGCTCTTTTTCGATATTCTCCACAAGCTCAAATGTATTAAGCTTCTCCTTAATCGGTCCGCCTGTCTTTAGTACAGTAAATCGCCTGTCTGTAGGTTCGATCTCAACCGGCAAAGCTTCGTTCGATGTAATGTATATATTCCCGTAAACCTGCACCTGTTCTGCATCAGTAAACTTCTCTTCCAGCTGAATAGAATGGTCAGTCACGAGTTGCTTTAGAAAGTTTTTGTGATGCTTCCGCCCTTTCATATCTACTGCAACCTCGTTCAAATTAAAGAAAAGCATCTCGTTGACCCAGCTTTTGAACTGAGATTCAATCCTGCTCTGGTCCACTACAACGCAATGTCGCTCTCCGAATAGTGGCTTCAAGACATATTCAAAAAACATCGATTTACCGGAGCCCTGGTCCCCTCTTAGCACTAATGCTACATTGCTCTTTTCAAGTGTCTGAAAAAAACCGGCTAACCAGTTCTCGATCCACTCAAAATAGTCGTGATTCTCATTTGCCAGATTTATGAGGAGCTTTTCAATCCATAGATGCTGCTTGCGCTTGTACCCTTGGAGGGATACCTTCATATACTCACTTGGGCGAAAGCTTGTACGTCTCCAAATCCCCTTATGATAATAAAACTCGGAAGGGGCAAAAGGGGTGAAATCCTCGTGTACAACAAGCAGATCCTTCGCTGCTATGTCAGCTCGCACAAACGTATCTCCGGAGCCTTTGTTGCGGAAAAGCTGTATCTTATCGAGCTTAAAATCGGAACAAAGAACCCGGCCTACCTTCTCGTCATCTGCTATTTCAGTGGGATCAGCTTCGACATTTCTGCGATATACGACCCTACCCTGGGGTGATAGCCATATAGCTGCACCCGCCTGATATATCTTTTTTATTGCTCTGTTTTCGATATCTTCGATTTTCTTATGTGATTCAATCACTTCACGTACCCAGTTATTCTCTATGAAGTTGCGGTAGTCAGGCCTGTTTTTCGTGTCCAGTATGTATTTTTTTTCCCTTTCAAGAGGCAGCAGCTCATCCTTGAGTTTCGGCTTCTCTTCGCTCATAGCTCATCCCTGCTCTGTATGTTTTTTGCTATCTGCTCAATACTAATCCCTTCCCGTATCGAGTATCTCTCAAGTCCATCGAAGGATATTACACCTAGTTCGCTAAAGTAATCGGGAAGTGATATAGTGTCATAAGACAATGCATAGCATGATCCTTCTTGGAGCCGATACCGCACTACCGCTTGGTCTGTTATCTCAATGCAACTCTCCGGAACTGGGATAAAGACTCTATACATCACACATCCCCGATATATGCGAGATAATCACAGGACATACATTTAACCATAAGTGACCCGTTTTTATGCCTGGCTACAAAGGCCGATGGATCTTTGTCAGGATGAGTAGGACTAGGACACCGCACAGAGACCCGTTCGCTTGTTATGTACTCAAGATCCTCGAAAGGCACAGACTCAAGCCCTCTACCCTTTTTTACCTCTATCAATGTCGTTCGGGGGAGCTCATTCCTTTTTAGCCCGGCAGTTCTGCCCGTCTCCTTCTTATATCTCTTTTTAATTTTCCTCTGCTGCTTGCACTCCTCTGCTTGTTTCATTTCTTGCACAGCACCAAAGTTTTTATATAACACGGGAAAATCAAGTACTTTCCCAGTCAGCAAATAATGTACTTGCTGGTTAGGGTTAGGGAAAAAAAAGCGTGTCGGATCCTTTGTCTTATCTATATTCTGCAGTATCCCGAGCAAATCAGCGAGATAGTCATAAAATAGCTGGTATTCCCCAAACTCTAGGTTCACAGGAGATGTGAGGGGAATAAGAAGACGATATCTATCACATGACGGCTTATCTTTTTTTTCTTTCTGATGACTCTTTGACGTTACTACCAGAGATGTAATACCAAGTGACAGCATTCGTTTGCGCGTCTCTTCAAGAGGATATCCGTCATCGAAATCAAACATAAACAACTCAGACACACCTTTCATATGATCACGGTGACGATGCCCCCCCTCAAAAATACCTACGGAATAGTTCACGCTAGAAGTTATCTCATGCAGCCGCAAAAAAGGGACATTCACTTCTTTAAAGCGATATGTAATATCCGTTGATACAGAAAGACGCATCACAATGCCTCGTCGCCTATAACACGCTGTAAGTTGCCGGCAACGTACCTTCGTATATCTCCCATTCGATACCGCACACTGTTGCCTACCTTCGTGTAGGGTATACCTGTTTTCGCAGTTCGCATGTTCCTCAATGTCGATGTCGACATCCCAGTCAGTTTGGCCACTTCCCGGTCATCCAGAAGCTGGTCATCACTGTACTTTTTTTCCGATGCCTGAGTTGATATATACACAAGCAAATCGATCTGCTTCGTCAGGTCCTCTATAACAGGTTTCAAAGCTGTTGATACCGCTGCTGTAATATAACTGTCTATGCTTCCGGACATCTCAGTACCCCGCAGTTTTTATACTTCTCACGTCGATATAGCATTCAGGATAGAGTCTTTTTCCAGCTCGTATACAAGCTGTCTCTGCTTCTTTGCAGGTCTCTGCAGATACTCTCACCTTCTTCTTCGCATGAAGCCTCTTATTCTTGTATACCAGATACATGCAGTCGAACTGAATGTTCATGACTTCTTTGCCTCCTCTACTATCTGCTTCATCAACAGCGTTTTTTCGAGTACATCCTCTATCTCTCTAAGGAGCTCAGTAGCTTCCTTTCTGGATACATTTGTTCCGCCGTCTGAATCGGGGTGTACAGCTTTTGATACATGGTCAACTACATCGGAGAACTCCCTCCCCAAGTCGCTCATACAGCTCATGATAGCAGCAGTCTCCCCCTCATAGGCTGGAAGAGGGATATAGAGCCCACCTCCAATTGCAGCTATTTTCTCTAATGTCTCGCGGGGATGTACTTCTCTGATGAGATGGAGGAATGACTCAAGCTTCGGCGTCTGCTCGCCAAGACTGTATTTTTTTACTGCGCTTACAGATACGCCAAGCATCTCGGCAATATCTTTGTGCTTATGCCCTGCAGCGGAAAGCTCAAACATCAAAAGCCTCATCACCTGTTCGCATGTCCTTTTCTTAACCGATATCATTCTTATCAACCTCCACTACTCGACACCCCAACACGGTTCGCTGCCCATCTAGCTCCATTACCCTTTGCACTGGTCTCTCTTTCGGTCTAAGAAACATGTTCAAGATCTTCTTCAGCATCACTGCTCTCCCTCTTCTCTGATATCATCTCTTCTATTGCAGCTTCGAGCATCTCGCTGTCGAGTTTTCCGCTGAAATACAGGCTAACATGCGGAGTAGGCACATCAGTACGTCTAGCAAGGTCCGCCTGGCTGAATCCGCAGCCTAGATATTCTTCAAGTTTTGCTATCCGTGCCTGCAGGGCAGGAATACGCTCACGCAAAAGTCTCGCTCTCTTTCTCACTGTTCAGCTCCTCTTATCTTGCTCATGTACTTACATCAGCGCCCGGGGCATACAGAACTCAAGTTGATATACCTATACTCATAGTATTGGATTGCTCATTCCAACCATATTCTGTATGATGTGTAATGTTATATAATCTATAATGTAGATATTATGCACTCATTATGCATATGTCAACATTGTTTTGTGTAGATCATGCAAGAGGATATTATGAACTTCGGGCAGAGAATCAAATTTATCAGGAATGATAGCAAGTTAACACAGTCTCAATTTGCAGATATTTTCAATAAAACTCACACAGCTGTTCAGTTTTGGGAAGCTAATAAGTCAAAGCCACCTAAGCGTGATATCGATAAGATGTGCAAACTTTTCAAAGTAAACAAAGAATGGCTCATTACAGGGAAAGGAGAAATATATTCCCAAGATCTCAATGCTAATAATAATGTATCAATCGGTAGTAATAACCGGATGGAAGCCGGCGGCTCAAACACAATCAACATAAACGGAGCTGGACAAGAGCCAGAGATGAGAAAAGATGTCGCTGAACTCATTCAGCTGCTGAACGATTACGCACCGCCGACTATGGTCAAGCAAATCAAAGACAGACTCCTCGAAATAAAAAAGAACTACAATCTATAGCCATATCTCTAAAGTGTGGTATATTGTTACATAATGTTATATATAATCAATTATCATGCAGGGTAATGTTATGTACAAACTGCGCATCGTAAGCGGGACTTTCCTATTCATTATGGCCGTTCTATTTCTTTTCAATAAGAGCTGGTTGTTGTCCATTGCCTCTTTCATAATTGCATTTTTTCTTAACCCTATCAATTCAAGCAATACCAAGAACAATATAGACAATAACAAGAACGAATCTAGTGACTGGTCCAGTAATGAATTACCTCCTGAATATGATTTTGATTTACCGCCTGACATTGGTATTGAAAGCCTGCATGGACTTAAAGAACACATCCACTTTAAGTATAGGTCTAATCATGGAGAAATTACCGAAAGAGATGTTTATGTATATCGCACAGACTTCTATTATATCAACACATTCTGCGAGCTAAGAAATGACATGAGAACTTTCAAAATTAACAGTATCATAGGTGAAATCATAGACCTCAATACAGGCGAAGTCTTTGAACCCACAGAGTGGATACAGATGCTTATCTACAAAAACCTATAAGTGCCGGCACAGTTCTTTAATATGCAGACAGAATAACACATTGCCTCCAGGGTTCAATCCTATCACACCAATCGTGCTATCTGACACCTCTTGGCATAAATGCATTAAACATACTATTTATGCTTGTTAACAATCTATACTTCATACACTTATAAGACTGAATAAGCATTGATATGCTATATCTGTTTACTGCTTACTGAATCCCTTATTGCATTCTACACGTGTTATTTATAGTACTATATTCTGGATTCTGTATTTTCTAATGATTAACTTATTTTCTCATAGCCATCTGCTTGGTAAATTTACGAGCTCAATTCTAGACGTTTTATGCAATATGACCGTCATTATTTCGACGTTCATAGTCATGTTAGCCTTATAATATAAGGCAAATTGCTAATACAGAACATCAGATACACTCATGAATGCATTTTTAGCCTTTAACTATAAGCAAAAGTACCAATTTCAACCCCCTTTTATTATTCACTAAACATAAACTTATAATTTAAGATTATTCATTTTATCGCTTACTACCATGTATTTTCTATAATTATTTTATTAATTGTATTGCACAACGTTGATTTTCAAACAGCCCCAACTATGATTGTCTAAATGTTGCTGTAAATTGCAGGTAGTAAGCTTATTTCGTACTTTTTCGAAACATTTAAAGCATTATAAATTCTATCATATATTATTGTTAATACACTACTTATTGCATGCATACATTTAAACAGCCTCAAATAAAAGAATATTGCCTTATTAAATTTCATATATTGTAAAATCACTTACATGATATATAATGAATATTGCCTTATTTTATACAGCCTCAAAACAGCCCCAAAAGGTATAGATTAAAATAACAAATTTGTACAAGTAAACAGTACTGATTATCAATTATTTATAGATTAATTTTAAGCAATTTTCACAAAAATAACAGCCTCAACAGCGCCAAATCGAGTGTTTTTAAAATTCCCAGAAAATAATTTGGCAAGGCTCGAAAATTTTGGGCTGTTGAGCCGAAAACACCGTTATAAAACCTTTAATATTACTGATACATAGTGTATTAACCCCACAGACACAATCAGAAATTTGGGGCTGTTTTGAGGCTGTTTTGGGGCTGTTCTCCTCTTAGCTCAAACAATCATCAATAACTTACGTCCTGCCTGGAAGCGTAAACGCCTTTTTTTAACCGAGATTAGAATTGCCATCTGCTTGGCAACCCACCCAACGCCGCCAAGCAGATGGCAAAGCACCCCATATTGCCGTATTCTATCAGACATTCGCCGGCACCTTACAAAAAAAGGGCTATCCGGCTAATTGCCTGATAACCCTTATCAACCTGCACCGCAACGGAAAAACAACTGCAAAAACACGCAAAACCCGCGTGTCTTGCGTCCCGCTACAGGGCATACCCCCCTGCAGAGGACCCGTCACCCGATTATGGTGTTAAATTAAAACGATGTGTAATGTTACCCTTACAAAATAAGGGCGAGAACCAACTTCGTCAGGAAAAAAAGCGGTCAGAAAATGTATATTCTGATGTGAGCCGGCAGTTGCAGCAACCAACAACTACCTACAGTGAAGCATTGCCGACTCAACAAGCCGGCTCTCTTATTATCACGTCACTACGTGTTCTCTGTCTCACTGAACATTGAATCAACCCTTGCTGCTGCTGCCTGTAGCTGCCGATCTCTAATGTGTGCATACTTCTGTGTCACAGTAACGCTGCTGTGATGCAGTAGCCTCGAGATTACAGTGAGTGATTCCCCAGCCTCAAGCATTTTTGTCGCAAATGTATGTCTAATGTCGTGAAACCTGACATGTTCACGAATACCTGCATCCTTCTTAACTCTTGCCCAGAGAGTCCTTATATCCTTTCTCTGCCCCCCCATACGCGAAGGAAATACATACTCACAATCCCCTTTCTCTCCTACCTTCTCAAGCACTCTCAATGCTTTCTTAGAGAGCAATACATAATCTTTACGACGATTCTTTGTCTCCCCAAGAGTAAGAGTATTTTTTGCCAAATTTACATCTGACCATTTAAGCCTAAAGAGTGATGAAAGCCTTAGCCCAGTGTATAATGCGAGAAGTATAAGCTCGCCACCGTTATCCCTATACTCATTCTGTGTGCATGCTTGAACAAGAGCAGCGCACTCTTCATCTGTAAGCGCTTCAACGACTGTATTATCTGGGACACTCACAGTCACTAAAGAAGCTGGATTACGCTGATTATAGAGTTCATTTTCCGCAAGATAGTTAAACATGCGATGCACAACTTGCTTGTATTGCCTAACAGTCGCCGGAGCAACTGTCCCTCCTCCCTTCCTTGTGTGCGTTCTCGCTCTGACTTTTGTAATAAATATCTCAATATCACGCGGAGTTATTTCATCAATATGAAGAGAACCATACATTTTCACAAACAGACCCAGTCTTCTTTTATCATCTATCCATGAAGATTTATTTTCTTTTGCGTTAATAACATATAGCTCTGATGCCTTTTCTACTGTCAGTACATCTACCTTTCTGACACTACCCAGTAATCTTTCGGAACGTCTCTGCGAAGCATATAAAGCTGAGTACCCGTCTGACAACCAACCTACTTTCTCTTGTATCTGCTTATTCTTATAGTAGTATTTTATGTAAAAGCAACGATCCGGCTTCCCTTTGTATTTTTTTTTAGCTGATTCGTAGTAGTATACTCCTTGTTTTTGTGTCTTAATCAGTATCAT